CACATCTGGTGATGCAAGATTTGATGGTTTTGTTCAATATAATCATGGTTCTAGTCCATACATGTTGTTTGGAACAGCTGGTGATGAAAGACTTCGCATCACTATGAACGGAGGAATTGCATTTAGCGGTGCAAGTAATTATGGTTCATCGGGACAGATACTTAAAAGTAATGGAGATGCTGCTCCAACTTGGATAGATGCATCTACCGCAAGCGGTGTTGCCGTTAGTATCAAACAATATAAAGTTGGAACTACTGAAAGAACATGTGGTTCTCCTATAAGTGTTGCGTCTGGTAATGTCATTGGAATTGCGTCAACAAGTAATGCTTATGGAGCTCGATATATCAGCACCGAGGCATCTGGTGGAACTTATTGTGATGGAGATATATGGTATGATACAACAGGTACAGACGAAGAGTTAACAAATTCAGGTACAACCACATCAGACATATTTGAAGCAACTAAATTCTTTCAAAACCCTACTTCACTGACACAAACAACCACGTTCCCCACCAGTGGATCAAAAAATGGTGGAGTTTTTGGTCCTTACGAAATTGCAAATGGTGTGACTTTTACAATCAGTAGTGGTTCAACGTTCACAATCATATAGCATATATAATATTAGGAGGTTACTATGAGTACACTAGTTACACAAACAATTCAAAGCAACTCATCAGGACCACCAGTATTTAAAAATAGTTCTGGCACTGAAAAAGGACAGCTTGTAAAGGCATGGGCTAATATTGAGACATCAACATCAACAAGTCCTGGTGGATCAAAAACTATTAATGGGAGTTTTAATATTTCTAGTTGTACAGATATAGATTTAGGTCAACATCAAATAACTTTTACTTCTGCCTTCGCTGATGCTAATTATTGTGTAGTAGCCACCACGGGTCACAATAATATGACATCACAGCTCAACGCTACTGCTGAAGTTAGAGAAATAGCAACAACAGGATTTAAAATAATAGCTGAAGATGTTGATGCAGCGTATGTTGATAGAGATAAATTATATATTGCAGTTTTTGGGGGGTAATTAGTTGTGTCAACACTTAAAGTAGGAACTATTCAAGATACAAATGGTGCTAATCCATCAACAGCAGAACAGATTTCAAAAGGTAGAGCAAAAGCTTGGGTTAAGTTTACTGGAGATACTGGTGATGGAGAGGACGCAACTAAGATAAACGATTTTAATATTTCAAGTGTCGATGATGTCAGTGTTGGTCTGTATCAATGTAATTTTTCTACAAATATGCCTAATACGAATTATGTCGTATTAATTCAGCAAGTACAAAGTGCAAGAACAAACCCTAACAAAACAGTCATCGTTCCGACTGGAACTCATATTGTTAGTAGTTTTAGAGTCGAGGTAAATAAGGGTGATGGTGGTATAGAAGATTGTCATAGTTTCTTTGCTGCTGTTTTTGGAGATTAACCAATGTCAACACTTAATAAATAAAAATAAAAAAAATGGCAAACTCTGATAAAAGAATAATTTACATTCAAGATAATGGTATGGTTGCTGTAATGACTCCTTCAGATAATTGTGGTTTGACTGTTGAGCAGATACAGGCAAAAGATGTTCCAGCAGGAAAAGCATCATATATAGTAAATAAATCAGAAGTTCCTACTGATCGAAGTTTTAGGAACGCTTGGACTTATACACCTTAACGATTATGGGATTTGGAATTGATATGGCGAAAGCCAGAGAAATACATAAGACAAACATCAGAAATGCAAGGGAATCAAAACTTGTTGCTCTTGACATTGATTTTCAACGTGCACTTGAAGTTGGTGCTGCAACTACATCAATTGTTGCCCAAAAACAAGCTTTGAGAGACGCCCCTGCCGCTGCTGGTATAACAACAGCAACAACAGTAGAAGAACTTAAAGCACAGTGGGACACAAGTATTCTTGGTGATTCACCTTATAGTTAGAGAGAAATTATGGCTATTAAAGTAAGAACTAACGGTCAATGGTTACCAGTTTCTGGAGGGGGTGGAGAACCAGTAGGAACTATTTTAATGTGGGCAGGAGCATCGAGTAATATTCCTCAAGGATATCTTTTATGTGATGGATCTGCAGTAAGTAGATCATTTTATAGTTCATTGTTTACTGCAATTGGAACAACAAATGGATCTGGTGACGGTTCAAGCACGTTTAATATTCCAGATTTGAGAGATAAGTTTGTGGTTGGTGCCACTGCTGGTAGTGGAGATACTACATATCCAGGTGTTTCTCCTGCTGCTACTGGTGGATCTGCGACAGTGGTAGCACAGCATGCTCACACTCTACCTAAAATAGCTCTTAACCCAGGTAATGATAGTACTACATCGATTACTCTTGGTAGTGGACAATCTTATCAGATAGGATACCACCAATCTTCCATGTCATCCAGAACCACTGGTGATCCTACAGCAGTTGCTGCTAATGGTAACTTACCACCATATTATGCATTGTGTTACCTCATAAAAGTATTTAATACGAGGGCAACAGCAATCAATAGTACTCCAGGTCCAACAGGTCCACCAGGTCCTCCAGGTCCTGCTTCGACTGTTGCAGGTCCACCAGGTCCTGTTTCGACTGTTGCAGGTCCACCAGGTCCTGCTTCGACTGTTGCAGGTCCACCAGGTCCACCAGGATCAGGATTTACAAATATAGCACAAGGACAGCAATCCTTCACTTCAAATGCACAATATACTCCAACTGCGGGAACAAAACATATAACTGTTCATGTAATCGGTGGTGGAGGTGGTGGTGGTAGTGGCAATGAATTAACAGGTGAAGAAAGTAATGACCATAGACCATTTGGTGGTGGTGGTGGAGCAGGATATTGTATTGGTCATTATAATATAACAGGACAATTTACTGGAAATGTTACCGTAGGTAGTGGTGGTGCTGGCGCACAAGCAAGTGATCATCAATCTAGAGCAGGTTCAACTGGTAATTTTTCTAGATTTCAACCATCTGGAAGTTATAATACTAATACATCGAGTGGACAAATAACCGCAAATGGTGGTGGTGGTGCAAGTGGTACAGGAACTGGTAGTGGTGGAGGTGCTGAAGCACAAGGAGGTATTGGTTTTAATGGTCATCAAGGACAACAAGCACATGGTACTAGCGGTCAAAGCGGAACTGGAGAAGCTGGAAGGGGTGGTATATCAGCACACGGTGATGCACAACATGGTAGAGGGGCTAATGGCAATACATCACCCAGCGCAACCAATGGTCAATCTGGGAACGGTGGTTTTGTTTACATATTTGAATATATTGGTAGTTAATACTGTTGCACATAAATTATACATATGATATAATATAAAAAAAACAATTATGATTCAAAATTACGCAATGATTGATTCATCTAATATTGTTTATAACGTATCAATATGGGATGGTAATACTTCAACTTGGACTCCACCAACTGGAACTACCTGTGTTGCAATTGGCACTGATTCAAGAGTGGGTATAGGAATGACTTACAATAGTAGTGGAGTAGGCATCGGCACTACAAGTGATAATATGTGGATATTTAATCAAGAATAGATTTTTTATTATACATGAGCAATTTTAAAGAATGTAAGTTTCCAGTTGATTATAAAAAAAATTATCACCCAAATTTATTTACTTGGAAAGAACTGGCAGGTCTCATAAATATAAGACCTTTGATGACTTACAAAAGAGTAAAACTACTTGATCCTCAAAAAAGAGTTTTTGAATGGTACACACCTGGTTGGATAAAAGATCATAATACCTATCCTCCATCTTTAGTAAGGAAATTACTTGATGAGATAGTTATTTACTTTTCTGACATGTCAAGAGCAACTAAAAATTTAAATAACTTTGCTAGTTCTATAGAAGATGAGTATAAAAGACATACTGATGCACATATCTATGTGTGTCGGAATCCAAAAATTGAACACCCTTTTGCTGCTCATTTTGATTTACAACATAATGTAATAGTTCAATGTGAAGGTAAAACTAATTTTAAAGTATGGAAAGAAGTAGAAGATCATACTGTTGAAAAACAAATTCAATTAGATATGAAAGAAGAACCAATATTAGATGTGATTATGGAACCTGGTGATGCAATATGGATACCAAGGTATTATCCTCATGAAGCTATTTCACTCACTCCTAGACTATCTGTGAGTTTTCCTTTTACTGACAATGAAAACTCAACACTTGAAAAACATTTTGAAGATCGCAATTGGGTTACGTTATGAAAAAAAATTATCAGGCAAGATTGGTATTCCCTTCAGTCTTTCACGAGTTTTCTTTTGACAAAGAAGATTTTAAAAAAAAAGAATTAACAGATTTTTGTTACTCTCAAAAAAAATTACATCCAAAAAGTTTACATAGATCAAATAGAGGTGGTTGGCACTCTCCTATTCTTAATGTTAATGATGAAAACCCCATGTCCGTACATTTAAGAAAAGGTTTAGCAAAATCTGTATTTACTACATTAAAACCACATTTAAAAGTAAATGTTGAATATTGGATTATGATTAATGGTCCAAATTGTTGTAACGCTGCTCATACACATCCAAACGCACATATGTCTGGAGTGTTTTGGATTAAATCTCCAAAAAATTCTGGGAATTTAAAATTTCTTAGTCCGTCAAATTTTAAAGCTTATGTTGAGCTTAATTCATACGTAAGTAACTTTACAACAGATACAAACGTGCACGAGTCATATGTTTACACACCGAGAGCAGGAAACATGATTACTTTCCCTTCTCATGTTATTCATGAGGTGCTACCTAATAAATCAAAACAAGATAGGATAGCAGTTTCTTACAACATTACACTGTCAGGTTGGGATGATGATGAATGGGCCACAACACATGAGAACTAATAATTTTATATTAAAAAATACAGGTTGCTTGTCTAAAGAATATTGTAAGGATTTAATAAATTTTTTTGATAAAAATGAATCTATTGCTGAAAAAGGTATTGCAGGGAGTAAACGATTAAATGATCTTGAAATAGCAATTGACGTGCATCAGTTTTCTGATGATTTACTTATAGGTTTAAACGATACGATTGATAAATATAAAAAAAAGTATCCATTAATAGATACACAACTTGATAGATGGCAAATAGATAAAATTGCACAATTGATGAGATATGAACCTAATAATGTTTATAGTCATATTCATTGTGAAACTGGTCCCCACAATCCTTATAGAATTTTTGCTTGGATGATTTATTTAAATACTATTAAAGATGGTGGGGGTACAGAATTTTTACATTTTAATAAAACTTTAATTCCAAAGGCAGGGGATATGTATATATGGCCAGCAGGGTGGACACATTTACATAGAGGTGTAGTTGCTCCTAAAGAAAGAAAATATTTATTAACTGGATGGGTATCTCATTTAAGATGATGAATAGATGGCACGTTGCAGGTGTAACCAGTACAGAAGGTGACTGGAGATTAGACGGTTATCAAAAAAGTGTTATTGAGTTAAAACATTTAATGCCTTTGTTAATTAATGAAAGGTTAGAAAATATTAAACTAGATAACATTGCTTGGAAAGGGAAAGACTTGTATCCAAAGAAAAGTGGTGATAATTGTTATTGTTGTGGAGGTAAAAAATATCGTAATTGTGATACAAAATATCCTCTCATAATTGCTGAAAATGCACCAAATCCATTTAATGACAAATATCGTATGATAGATGGAAGACATCGTATTCAAAAATTATTACTAAATGGTCATACAGAAGGTTTATGTTATGTTTTTGATTATGTTGAACTGAAACCATTTCTTGTTGAGAAAAAATTATGAATGATCTAATACAAGTTATAAAAGTTCTTGAGCCTAATGAGGTTGAAGAACTTAACAATCATATTGATACACTTAAATTTGAAAAAAGCGTCGTATTTGGTGACAGTGAACCAGACAATCCAAAATCTGATCCTAATATAAGAACAAGTTCTGGAACTACTCTTTTAGAATCACATGAACTAACAATAAATTTTCATAATAAAATAAATTTAGGTTTAGATGAATATAAAAGAAGAGTTCAAAACATTCACCATAATTTTTCTTTTTACCCAGTGCCTGGTGGATATGGTACAAAATCATGGAGAGAAGGTATTCAAATATTACAATATGAAAAATCACAAGAATATAAATTTCATCATGATGCTGCGACTCATGAGAAACAAATAGAATATCATCGTAAAATATCTGTAATTGTATATCTAAATGATGGTTTTAAAGGTGGGGGAACATCTTTTCTTCATAAAACTTATAAACCACAGCCTGGACATGCTTTAATTTTCCCATCTAATTGGTGTTATCCTCATGCAGGTCAAGTGGTTGAAGAAGGTAGAAAAAGAGTTGCTGTGACTTGGTATTATGTTGAACGAAATTAACTCAAATTTGAATACATAAATAGAACATAGAATCATAGTAGAATTATTGTGTCATGCCACTGAATAAGTTAGATAATTTCTTAAAAAACGTAGAAGGTCGTATTCTTTATGTAAGTCCAAGTGATTTAGATGCAAGTGATGCGATGTCAAATCAGGGTAATTCCCAAGCAACACCATTTAAAACCGTTCAAAGGGCACTGATTGAGTCAGCAAGATTTTCTTATGTTCAAGGTAATAATAACGATATAACAGAAAAAACAACAATATTATTGATGCCTGGTGAGCATATTATTGATAATAGACCAGGATACAAGATAAAAAAAGTAGGAGAAAGTGCAGTAATTTTAAATCAAGCAGGTGGAACTGTTTCAACAGACTCATTGTCTTTAAATTTAGACTCTAAGTTTGACCTTACAGCTGAAGATAATATTTTACACAAATATAATAGTGTTCATGGTGGAGTTATTGTTCCAAGAGGAACTTCAATTGTTGGACTTGATTTAAGAAAAACAAAAATTATTCCAAAATATGTTCCAAACCCAACAGATCCATCAGTTCCTAATTCTGCAATTTTTAGAATCACAGGTGCCTGTTATTTCTGGCAATTTTCTGTATTTGATGGAAAGGAGAATGAATTAGTATATACAGATAATACAACATTCACCAGTAAATTAAGCACTCCTACTTTTTCACACCACAAATTAACAGTATTTGAATATGCAGATGGAGTAGGTTTAAATGAACAAACAGAATTAACAGATTTAAATATGTATTACTATAAGCTTTCATTAGCTTATGGTACTGCAACAACGAATCGAAATATTGTTGACAAGTTTCCTGCAAGTACTGATGGTTTTGCTGCAAGAAGACCTGAATTTGAAATTGTTGGTGCATTTGCGGCGGATCCAATTTCAATTACAAGTCTCATATCAGGTGATGGATCAAACGTATCATCTGTTGTAACTGTGACAACACAACAGGATCATAATCTTGATGTAGGAACCCCAATTAAAATATCTGGTGTTATTCCTCTTGAATATAATATTTCAGCAAAGGTAACAAGTGTCAGCGCGACTGATAAAAAAGTGTTTACATATGCTCTTGATGATGTTCCTGATGAGTTATTAGCAACTGCCTCTAATGTAAGTGGTGCAACTGTGACAGTTGAAACCGATACAGTTGGAGGAGCATCACCTTATATCTTTAACATATCGTTAAGATCTGTTTATGGTATGAATGGTATGCATGCCGATGGATCAAAGGCAACTGGTTTCCGTTCAATGGTTGTTGCACAATTTACTGGAGTTTCATTACAGAAAGATGATCGTGCTTTTGTAAAATATAGTAAGACAGGTAGAGATTATGGTGGATTAAGCATAACTCCAGTTTTTGATGAAAGACTTTCATCAGAATCATCTGCAACTGACACCGAGAAAGTATTTCACTTAGATTCTGATGCAATTTATAGAAATGGATGGGAGACAAGACATGTAAAAATAACAAATGATTCTGTATTACAAATTGTATCTGTATTTGCGATTGGATACGGTGTTCATTTTGAAGCAAAATCAGGTGCTGATGCATCCATAACAAACTCTAACTCAAACTTCGGACAATTAGCTCTTGTAGCAGATGGATTTAAGAAAAATGCATTCCAAAAAGATGATCGAGCTTTTATTACTCACATATTACCACCAAGGGCAATAACTTCATCTGAAGAAAATATTGATTGGGTTACCATAGATATTGATAAAACAAAAACTGTTAATAATGATAAAAGATTATATTTGTTTGGATTTACCTCTGAAGATATATTGCCACCATCAGTCACTCAAGGTTTTCGAGTTGGTGCCAAAGTTAATGATGTTTTATTTGTAGATATCGCTGGTGTAGAAAAATCAGCAAATATTTTGATGGAGGATGGCACTGCCACACCTTCATTGTCAAGTGTCAAAACAATAGAGGTCGGAGAACCATCTGAAAGTCTATTTACAACATCGGATGCATCAGCACATAAACTATCAACAGGTGAAAAGGTAATTGTTATCAGTGACGATGGTGATTTACCAGAAAATTTAGATGAAAAAACAGTATATTTTGCTATTGTTCCTACAGGATCTACTAACACATTTAGATTAGCATCTTCAAAAACTAACGCAGATAATTCTGAATTTATCAGTGTATATAAAGGAACAAATTTAAAAGTATTAAGTCGTGTCAGTGACAAAGATTCTGGTGACTTAGGACATCCTGTTCAATTTGATAGTGATCAAGGACAATGGTTTATTAATGTTCAAACAGGAAACAATATATTTACAAGTATTGCATCACTCACTGGTAGAACCGAACCATCATTCGTAAAAAGAGTCTCAGACACGAGATCTCTTGATGAAAAAATTTATAAGGTTAGACTTGCAATACCAAAAGAAATTTCAAACTCAAAGAATCCAGAAAACGGTTTTGTAATTCAAGAATCAAGTTCAACTGGTGTTCGAGGATCAGCTGATTTTACTAAAAATGATGCTCTTACTAGATCAGATTTTGAATTTGAAAGAAATCCTAGATTTATTAGTAGTTGTACGTTCAATGATGCAACAGATATCATCACAATTCAAGCAGAGAGACCTCACAATTTACAAATCGGTGATTTGGTTACCATCAAAAATATTAAAGATGGTGGTTCTGGTGGTAGTCCTTTGGGTGAAGATAATAAAGGATATAATGGAGAATTTACTGTCAAAAATATACCAAATAGTTTAACATTTGAGTATGAAACCACAAGAGATAATTTAGGTGCTTCTGCAACAAATGATTTTAGTATAGAGGACACATCTCTTCCTAGATTTGAGAGGACTGATCTAAAATCAAATATTTATTTGTTCAGAAATACATTAGTTTCAGAATATATTGATGCCACACAAGATGGTGTTTATCAAGTATTTGCTCTTAATTCCAGTAATACCATTCAAGAGGAATATACTAATTTAAGTTATAGTCAAAATGTAGTTGATTTATATCCTCAATTAGATCGAGATAATGTAAATGAAAATCCCCAAGCATCTAAATCTTTTGCTGTAAGATCTCCTTTGGGACAGGTAGTTACAAACGATCCTTTAAAGAGTCTTACAAGAGAGACAAATGATAAATTACTTAAATCTATTGGAATAGGTCAACCTTTATTCTCATTCACAGACAATACTACAACAGGGATAGTTTCATTTACTACTGAACATAATTTTGCGGGTATAATGACTGCTACACTTCACTCTGGTGGAGCAAACTATACACCAAATTCTGGTGTGGCAACCTATCGTAATGTAAAAGTATTCAACAGTACTACTCAAAACGATTCTACATGGAATGGAACATTATCTGATGTCATAGTCTCCAACGGTGCAGTAACATCATTTGAAATTACAAATGCTGGATCTGGTTGGTCTGCAGGAAATAAAGGATATTTTGATGTAAATCAAATAGGTGCTGGTAATGGAGTGGCAATTTTGGATGGTAATGTCTCTGGTGCAGGTTTGACATCAGGAAACATTGGTGTATCGAGTGATTTAGTTATTCAATTTACAGGTGTAGGAACAGCATCCGACTCATATTTTAGATTAAAAGAAGTAAACGACAAGAAACAGATTACAATTCATAAAACAGGTGCAGATGTTGATCCTATATCAGATCAATATGCATTTACAGTTAGTCCATCATCTAAGGTAGATACTGAAAGTTTCTCAAATGGGTTAAAAACTATCACAACATTTGAACCTCATGGACTCGTTGCTGGAAATAGATTCCAATTGAATAATTCATCAAATGTCAACCAAGGTTCATATATTGTTAAAACAAAAGTTGGTGTCACAACATTTACATTTGAGTTAGCATCCGATATAAGTGTTGATAATGGATTTATACTTAAACATGGATTATCAGCAAATGACGGTGTATCAGATTCTGGTCAAGAAAATTTATCAATTCGTGGTGTAGAATTATTTGACAATGAACATGCAAAATTAAGTGCTCAGATGGGATCAGGTGTTGGAATTGCTACTGTTAATACTACGAATACACATAATTTACTTCAAAGATTCCCATATGGATCATACTTACTAATTGATGAGGAGATACTTCGAGTATCTACAAATACTTTACTTGGAGTTAATAAAGATCAAATTTCAGTAATTCGTGGAGTTTTTGGTACGGTTATCAAAAATCACGCAACTGGATCACTTGTTAAGAAAATTAAACCGTTCCCAATTCAATTTAATCGACCATCAATTTTAAGAGCATCAGGTCATACATTTGAATATCTTGGTTATGGTCCTGGTAACTATTCAACTGCACTCCCACAAGTTCAGGTCAAAACAATTTCTGAGAAGGAAGAGTTCCTATCACAGTCACAGGAAAGAGCAGGTGGTGCTGTTGTTTACACTGGAATGAACAACAAAGGTGATTTCTATATTGGAAACCAGAAAAAGTCAGCACTTACTGGTGAGGAAACATCCTTCGATACTCCAATACCATCAGTTACAGGTGAAAATCCTGGTAGATTAAGTGTTGTATTTGATGAATCAACAATTAAAGAAAGACTTGTGGTTGAGGGTGGCAAATCCAAGACATCATTATCTGAATTTGATGGACCTGTTACATTTAACAATGAAGTTCAACTTAAGGATGCAGTTAAAGTTAAAACAACAACGGATTCCACAAGTTCAACAACAGGATCACTCATAATATCTGGTGGTGTGGGAATTGCAAAAACTGCTAATCTTCCTGATGATGCTGCGATAAAATTTGGTAATGATGGAGATTTAGAAATATTTCACTCAGGTAGTAATAGTGTTATTAAAGATGCTGGAACTGGTAGTCTTATAATTGCTGGTAATGCAGTTGAAATAAAAAATCCTGCTGGTACTAAAGTAAACGCAAAGTTTCTTGAAGATTCTTCAGTAGAATTGTATTTTGAGGGAGAAGAAAAATTAAGAACCACTGGAGCAGGAGTTTCTATAACAGGAGTTTGCACAGCAACATCATTTAGTGGTGATGGATCAGGGTTAGATGGTCTTAACAATTCACAATTATTAGACAGTGGTGATGCAGTTAGAGCAGCAGCTACTACATCTGGTTTAACTATCACTGGACAGTTGACAAACAATGGTAACATACAACTCACCTCTGCAAACCCAGAAATAGAATTAAATAATGGAGGTCCAAGATTTAGAGTTCCATCCGCAAACGTACTTACTATTCATACTGGTAGTGGACTTGGCAGTGACGAAAATGAAAGGTTGCGTGTTAACACAACTGGTATTACGGTCACAGGATCAGGTACATTTACTGGTGATGTGATTGCATTTAGTTCATCTGATATAACACTTAAAAAAGATATATCACCCATAAAAAATGCACTTGACATGGTTAATAGTATTAGTGGTAATACATTTACTTGGAATACAGGACTGACACCACATGAAAATGGTACAAAGGACACTGGTATACTTGCTCAAGAAATTGAGGCACTTGGATTGCCTGGTGTTACAATCACAAGAGGTGATGGTGTGAAAGCAGTTCGTTATGACAGATTGATTCCTGTTTTGATTGAGGCAGTTAAGGAATTAACTTCTAAAGTCAACTCTCTTGAAAACAAATAAATAACTAAAAAGGTAATGGCAAATTATACCAAATCATTTAATTTTAGAAACGGTGTTCAGGTCGATGATAGTAATTTTATTGTCAACTCTGTTGGATTGGTTGGAATTGGAACTACAATACCAGAAAAACGTTTAGATGTTCGTGGCAATGCAAGTATAACAGGGATAACAAGTTTATCTGGAGCAGTTGTAAGTGGAGTGATAACAGCAGGTAATATAAAAGTTGATTCAGTTTCAGGAATTGTTACTGCTACAAAATTTGTTGGTGATGCATCAGGTCTTACAAATATAGTTGCGATTGCAACAGAAGGATTTATCGCAAATGCTGGTGGACTGTCTACTACTACCAATATTGGTATTGGTAGTGAAATACCAACAACTCAATTAGATGTTCTTGGAGATTCTATATTTACAGGCATTACTAGTTTTATTGGTCTTACGACAACAACTGATTTGATAGCACATAAATTAGATGTAATTGGTGTTTCAACATTTGGAAATGCTGTAGATATTAATTCTAGTGTAGATGTTAGTGGACTCACAACATTCGGTTCTGCTGTTGATATAAATGCTAATTTAGATGTAGATGGAATAACCGAATTAGATACCACTAATATTAGTGAAACTCTTAACGTCACAGGTCTTTCAACATTCGGTTCTGCTGTTGATATAAATGCTAATTTAGATGTAGATGGACGAACTGAATTAGATGTAACCAATATTAGTGAAACTCTTAATGTCACGGGTGTCTCAACGTTCGGTGGTAATGTAACCGTAGGAACTGGTGCAACAGTCGGATTTGGAACTACTGTATTTTTTGCTTATAATAGAAAAGCAATATTTAATGATAATTTACAAATATTCGCAGGTAATGATAGTGTCATAAGACATACAAAAACAGGCCCTTATTCTTTATCTGTTGAAACTGCTGGTGCCGTTTACGTTGGCACAGTTTCATTATCAGAGACAATAGCAGCTTTCAGGCAAACATCTGTTGATTTATATTATAGTAATCAAGTAAAATTTAAAACTAGTGGAGTAGGTGCTACAGTTTACGGACAATTAGATGTTGCGAGTTTAAATGGTGGTGCGTCTGGTTTATCATCACACTTTGGATCATTGAGATATGGTAACGAGAGTGGTTCTGCACCATATAGTACAAGAAGGTCACTAGATTTAATTAATACTGATAGTGGAAATATTAACTATTATATTAATGCAAACGATTTATCAAATTCAGGCAATTTCCATTGGCATAAAGGTTTTAATAATGCTCAGTTGATGACCTTAACTGGAATTGGTGGAAGTTTAGGTATTGGTATAACATTGCCAACACATAAACTCCACGTACAGGGTGATGCTAAAATATCAGCTGGTGCAACTTTTGGTGGAGATATATTTATTGCTGGTGATGTATCACTAACAGGATCAATTGAAGGAAATGTCACTGGTAATCTCACAGGTAATCTAACGGGTAATGTGAACGCAACATCAGGAATATCTACATTCAACGATATTTCTGCTGGAGTTTCAACTGTGACTTCAATAAAAACAGATAAAGTAGGTGTCAACGTAAATGCTGGTTCTAACCCAGTTGAAATAAATTCAGGTAACAATAGAGTTTTTGTGTCTGCCACTGGTAATTTAGGAATCAGAACAGATGATACATTTGGAAATTCTTTATTTAATACTGGTGCAACAGTCTCATCCATAGTTGGTGTAGGGACAACATTAGCCAAATCAGCAGTTGATTTTGCTGATGCTGGAAAAGATATTACAGGAGCATTTGCAAACAAAATGTTTATGCTTCCACCAAAAATTACCACTACCCAAAGAGTTGGACTTGCTACTGAAACTGGTGCGTTCATTTATAATACAGATGGAAATCAATTACAAGTTTATATCAGTGGGGGATGGGTCGGAATTGGAACCACTACAGCGGTTGACTCATAATGACATTACCAGGCGTTGGAAGTTCAATATCTTTTGGTCAAATTCGAGCAGAATTTGGTGATAGAGGTGATAGTCGTTTAGGAAGATATCGCAGAGATGATCCTGATTTTCAAAATGCTTCACCATCTGGAAGTACATTAACAAATCTACCACTAGACACTGGTATACCAGTATCTGGTGAGATTAAGTTTAGTGATTTTCGTGGTAAAAAATTAAATATGGTAGTTGATTATTATACCCTTCCAGAAGGTCAAACAGATACAAGTAAAGAAGTAGAAGGTGATAATCAAATGGCTGCGACTTGGAGATATAATAATGTATCGGCAAAAGTGACGGTTGTTGGTGGATTTAGAGAGAGACCTATTGGTTCACTTGATGGTAATTACAATCTGACTGCAGAAAATTGGCAAGGTGGTAAAAAAGTATTCGTAAACGTGAATCAAACTGTTGGTGGTAAACAAGATGGAGATATAACTGATGTTGCACTTAGAACTGGAGTTTGGCCAAGTGGCACAGAATTACAAGTGGATATAGGAGCATCAGGGTATCTGACAGGTGCAGGTGGTAATGGTGGTAGAGCAAATCAAGGTAATTCTAATGATGCCGATGATGGAATAAATGGTACGAGTGCATTAGGAGTTGAATATGCTGCAACTATTAATAATAATGGTGTAATAAGATGTGGATATGGTGGTGGAGGAGGTGGCAGTGGAGGATCAAACGACCCATCAGACAAGAGCACCACTGACTTCGGAAGATCTGGTGGTGGAGGTGGTGGTGGAGCTGGTCTCCCTGCTGGCACTGGTGGTGGAGGTGGTTCTGGTGGTTTCAATGGTTCTGGTTTGATAAATGGAGAAGCAGGTGATGATGGTTCATTATCTGCTGGTGGTGATGGTGGTGATGCTGGTGCAGAAGGAGGTGCAACTGGTGGTGCTGGTGGTGCTGGTGGTGATATAAATGATGCCCCTGTGAATGGAACTAGTGGAACTAGAGCAGATGACAGAGCATATAGAAGCACTCCTGGCGCACCTGGTAACGCAGGTTCTGATGGAAAAGCTATATATTTTAGCAGTGAATCTATTGCAAACAATAGCACTATCACAGGAAATACTGTTGGTGGTAGAAATGGAGGCACTGCGAACGGT